GTCAAACCTACCCTCTGTCTGATGCGTACAGGGCTGCAAGTTTTGCAAATATGGGAAGGGAACAGGCAGGCGGTGTCGCTCCTCAAACTACATTTGAAAACTTCCTTACATCAGTACGAGATCAGCCAACAGGATTGGGTGGTGCTTACGGTCAAGCCTTACAGAATGTAGATTACCTGAGAGGACTTGGAGGTAGTCAGGTTCCAACAGCATTAGCTGGAGTGTTCAATCCAGAACAAGCAGCAAATACACGAGATGCTAGGGCTTTGCTTGAAGCAGCCCAAAGAGGAAAATACTCTGGTCTTGTAAGCAGGTCTTTCCGTCGCCCAACAGAAGATGATCTCTTCTCTGATTATGTTCTTGCAAGGCAGGATGCTTCAACCGCAGGCACTGTACCGCAGAACTTCCTCAACTTTGCAGCATCAAGGTACGGACTCTAATGGCAATCAATCCTACATTCGCAGGCTTTCTTGAAGAAGAACCTCGTGCTGCTTTCTTTGGGACGCTCGGACAGAAAGGTCTAATGGATTCTGCTGGCAGGAGAAAGCAGGCTGAAGACATTTATTCAGGAGCAATGACGGAGTTTTACGGGAAGCTTGGAGAACAGATACTTGGTGGTGGAGAACCGACAATGACGTTCTCTAATTTCCTTGAAGACTTTCCGTTCACAGATCGGTTCGCACAACTAGGAAGGCAGTATAGCCAGCAAAGCAGGTACAAGCCTTCTACTAGATTCTTGTATTACTAATGACAACTGAGTCCTTTAACCAGTTTACTGATAGAGTTGAGCAAGCCCCACCGACTACTCAAAGCCAAATAGCTAGGCTTGTATTTGAAGCAAAGCAGGGTGGTCGCAGGGCAGCAGTTGCGCGCATGGCACTGCGTTCTATTCCCGGCGGGACAGAGGCGTTGATAGCGTCAACCCAACCTAGTCCACCCCCTGCGCCTCCAATAGTATCTGCTCCTCCACCAGCACCGTTTGCTCCTCCACCTGTAGCTGCTCCACCCGCACCACCTGCTGTGCCTCCGTCTGATCCTAGCTTATTTGATAAAACGTTAGGTCGAGGGATCGGAGCAGTAGGTCGTGGTGTGTTAGGCGTGGGTCGTTTTGTGCAGCCAGCAGCAATGCCTGTTCTTGAAAACCTTGGGAAAGCTATAGAAACAAGTGTTGGTACTGGCGTGTCAACATTTGGTGCTGTCACCCCCGGAGACTTTATGGGTCTTGAAAGTAATCTGGCTGAGGAAAGAGCAAAGCGTGGGATTCAAACAAGTCTCCCAAGGGTCTTGCAAGGTAGTCCATTATTTCTTCTTGAAAATGCTTTGAGAGGAAACTTACCAAAGGAACTTCAGGCACAGGCAGCAGCATGGCGCGCAACAGACATGCCTTCAACTACGTGGAACGCACTTCCGGGTCAGGGTATACCTCTTCCCGGCGGTAAACGACTGGACGAAATAGATGTTGGAGTTAAGGGAGCATTTGAACTTCTACCTGAACTTGGCATAGGTATAGCAACAGGTGGTGGCTCCGCTGCTGGAAGTCTTGCTAGAAGGACAGCTACGAGCGCAGCGAATGTTCTTGGTGCAGATATAGCGAAGCTTGGTGCAAAGGGCGCACTAGGTGCTGGAAGGGCTGCTACAAGAGGAGCGAAGGCTGTGATCCCGTCAGGCTCTGCTGCAAAGCAGGCTGACGCTGCTGTTGATGTAGCTGCTGATGTTGAGCCTAGACAACTGAATCTGTTTGTTGATGATCCTGATATAAGCCCTGTTACTGGCAAGCCTACTGTTGTAGATGAAGCGTTTGAAGCAAACCAAACAAAGGCAGTAGAACTTCCTGAAGGTTACGGTCGTTCCCCCGGACTTGTTGAAGACCTTATTCCGAAAATAGTATCGCCTAATGTTATTAGAAAAGCCGTTGAAAAATCTAAGAAACTTCTCAAAGCAGCGAGAATAAGGAACGAGCAACTTAACCCTAGCACCCTGCCGGGAATGGCTATGAGCGCAGTAATAAAAGCTGCTCCAGCACGAATAGGCAGTGCGTCAAATCGGCTAGCCCAAGATATTCGGGGGCAACTCACTAAAAGAGATGTCGATGGCAACAGGCTCTTTGAGTTTAGTAACGATGATATGAGGATTGAAAACATTCAGGGCATATCTGGAGAAATAAACCCTCGGACTGGCAAATTATTAGAACCTAGCCCAACTGTAGCTGATCTTGCTCAAGACTATGGAGCATATCGTCCTTTCCTAACGGATGACCAAAAAGCAGTTATGGAAAGTTTGCGTGTAAGAGCAGAAGGTTTAGCTGCTGATCTGGAAGAGTTTGGTTTTAATGTTGACTACAAAGCGGAACTTGGTGACGGAGGATTCTTTATTTCTCGTGGTCCAACACGACAAAAAAGAGATGCTAGAGTACAAGAACAACAGAGAACAACAAAAGAATCTTATAGAAAAGGAAGAGCAACAGACCTTAAGACTGGCATACCTTTTACCCAAGTCGAAATGATTGAAAAGGGAAGTGAGTATCTGCCTGTATGGGATGAGTACGGTCAATGGTCAACAGAAATTTATGAATCTATTCTTGATAAACAGCTAGGTAAGTTTGTTAAAGAATATGAAAACCCGGCAACTGGTAAAAAAATTGCCCTAACTACAAGTGAATTAGCAGGAGAACTTTCAATTGATGCACAAAGACTTCGTGCAGAAATATCTGCTGCTAGAAGAACGTTGAAAAATCAAAAGGTAAGGCTTTCACCAAAGCAGCAAGATTATGTTCGGGCGTTTAGAGAATTTGATACTTATACGAGCAAGCTGTCTACCTTAGGGGCTAAGTTAGCAGAAGCTGTTAATGCTAAAGCAGCACAGAAAATTGTTAAAGATGCTCACAGAGATGCAACTAGAGTTCTAAATCAAGCGGAAAAAGTTCTAAGGGCAAGACAAGGTAGATTGCAGATTGTAAAAATGCACTCTGCTGATTTACAAGATCAAGTAGATAGTCTTGTAAAGTTTGAAAAAGTTCAGGACGATTTACTTGCAAATGCAGCGCAACGCTTGGAGGCTCAACAATTAAAGGGAGACACTCCAAAAACAATACTTGCAGCTTCGCAAAGAGAAGTCAGAGATGCTGAAAAATTTGTAGCCCGCACCAAAGGTCTGCGAGAACGAGCAGAGAGATTAACAGCCACTGCACGTAAACGTGAGGACGCTGCTGACGCAGCGGAAGGTGGAGCAGCGGTTGATGTAAAACTTACGAAAAGAGATTTTGACGAGTTAGAAACACCAGCAGACGCAGATGTTGACTTTTACAAAGCCAAATTAGAACTTAGAAAATTTAGAAACGAAGTAACTGCTCGTAGGAAAGCAATGGACAGGGCAGGGACAAGGCTTGATACGGCAAAGCGCAAGGTTGCCGAATCTCAACTGAAGCTAATAAAGCTTGAAGATAAATTAAAACAATTAGAACCAAAAATCGAAGCTGCTGTAAACGAAGCAACTAAGGTTCTTCAGCGTTCAACTCTAAAATATAGAAGCATCAACGGTAATGTTTGGCTAGACCCTGATGACTTGCAAACAATCAAACGCTCACAACAAGGGATGGAAGCTACGAGAGGTAAGTTAGCACCAATCGTTGGTCCTATTAGTACATATCAAAGTATAAGACGAGCAATAGGTGCAACATTAGATGACTCCGGTATCAGTATTCAGGGTAAGTTGGGGCAGTTTGCTAACCCTCGTGAGTATTATCTTGCTTGGAAAGATCATCTTCAGTCATTGATCGGTAAGCCCGGACGCAAAGGCAAGAAGTTGCAGCGTGAGTCAATGTCAGATAACGTGAGAAAGTTTGATGAAGAATCTCAGGCTATGGGCGCGCCAAGTTCTCACGAAATAATTGACCGAATGGGGATACGTTTTGGTGGTGTAGATACAGAAGTAACTCTCCGACCAGAAGGGATTACTGGAACATTAGGTAAAGCCCCGTTAATTCGTAGGGCTAACGAAGCTTTCGGTGCCTTCGGTGACATGTTCCGACTTCGTGATGCTCGCAAAGAAATCATAGAATACATGAGGCTGTCTGGGAAGACATTCGACGAACTTGTTGCAGATGGAACAGCGCGCAAAATTGGGAACGGTGTAAACGGTATTTCTGGCTGGACTCCAAACGGAGTAGCAGGCATCTTTGGTGACATACTTTTGTTTGCACCAAGGTTCTTTAGGGCAAGAATCGAAACGCTACATCGTGCAACAAAGGGCATGGATGTTGACTTTATGATAGACGCTCTTCCGTTTGACAGGCAGATTAGACGGAACCTAAACATCAACTATGGCATTAGGAACAGTATTGACGCAGACCAGTTGATTGCACGTAGGGCTGTAATGAAATTGGTATCAATGGGTACGCTTATTACAGTTGCAGCCAACGAAGTTCTGGGTCAGGAAACAGATTTCCAGCTAATGAGAAATGGCAGAATGAATCCAAACTTTATGTCTGTCAGGCTAACAAAGCTTGGTGCGCCTAGAGACTGGAACATCTTTGGTCCTTACAAATCAATGGCTGCGCTTGCCTTAGCATCAGGTGGTGCTGGTTGGGAGAAAGAACCTCAGAAAGCATTAGATGCGTGGCTCAATTTGTCCTCTCCAGTTGTCGGAGATTTATTTGAGTTTATGAATTTCAAACAATATGGCGAGTCCCGATTTGGCGAAACTCTTCCTGAGTACATAGCAGAAAGTCACATCCCGTTTGCGCTTCAGGAAGTGCCAAACATTATCAAGGAAACTTCAATAGGTAATCCGAAAGACGCTTTTGGTGGTGGGCTTTCAATCGGTCTTGAACTTATCGGTGAGCAAAGCAGTCCTCTTTCCCGGTCAGATATTTTGCAGGATCACGTAGGAGGTTTGTTTAGGTCAGGGATGATTTCGGCTGATAACTATGAAGACCTTGAACCTTACGAAAAGAACGATGTCAAAGACTCGCTTGTTGCAGAACTAGAAAAGTTTGAGATCGAGAGTGCTACCACTGGTAAACCTTTCAGACGGTTCTTTGCAACAGTTGACATTATCAATCGTCGAAGAGATTCTCAGCTTCAAGAAGCTATGTTCTTTTTCTACGCAGGGCAACGCAGCGACGGTGGCGAATATACCAAGCGTGATTTTATAGATGATTACTTCGACATCATTGACGATGCACGAGAACGTAAAGAACAGGTAGAAGAAACTCTTAATATTGAGTGGAAAGATAAAGTCATAGCCGATGATGACCTTGAAGCGCAGGCACTTGCTGCTTGGCATGAGGCTCCATCTAAATCATTAACAGCAGCAGGCAGTTACTTGCCAGATAAAATGAAGATGTTGCGGGATAAAGTTCTAAGAGATTACCCTCAACAAGCTGATTACATTATTCGCAACACAAACGACACTCCTTTACCTCAAGGATTTTTAGAAGCGTTAGAACGAGCAGGGTTGAAATCTACAGTAGACAGGATCAAAAAGTCTGATGCTGCTCGTCAAGGAAGAGGTGCGCCAGCAAGGGCGGTTGTTCCTTCTGAGGCATTGATTCCACCAGAGCAGCCATCAGGAATACAGCAATCAGTTGGGCAACCAGTTGTTGAAGATACCCCTGAATCAGTCTTACGTACAAGGGAATTACTTGCCCCGTAATAACGCTGTATCGTATTATTTGAAAACCTAAACATTAAGTGTGCCATCTAACGGTGTCATATTTTGGAGCGAAACATGGTTACTGAGACAAACGATCTAGGAACAGAATCTACGGTAGAAGTTACCGAAATCCCGTTGAAAGTTGACGAGAGCGTAGAAACGCCTGCACCAGCAGAAACGCCTGCGCCAGAACCCGTTGACGATTTAACGGAAACGGATGACTCATCTATTGAGGTTCCTCCTGCTCCTGAGCCTCAAGCCAACACTGAAACAGAATTAGAATCTACACCTGCGCCTAATCCAGAGTTAAGCAAGTATCAATCTGCTACCGATAAACGAATAGCAGAGATGGAAACGCAACTAGGAAATGAAAGAGCAGCGCGCCAAAGAGCCGAGCAGCTTCAGAACTCTTCTAATTTAGAAGCTGAAGTAAATGCGTACTACCAGAAAAATTACCAACAACTTATAGATCAAGGGTTGGATGAAGTAGTTGCAACGCAAATGGCTCAACAGCAAACTTCTTTTGCAAAAGAAGCGTATCTTGCTAAACAGCAGGCAGATCAGGTTCTTAGTAATTCTCAGCAAATGCAGACCGAGTTAAATACTCGTACTCAACTTGCTAAAGCATACGAACTAGCAACTCAATATGGAGTTGCGTATGCGGAGTTACAAGACTTACCTGACCCTGTAACTATGGAAAAACATGCAAAAGCTTTGTCAACAATTAAAAAGTTGGAAGGCAGGGTACAACAAGTTACTCCAGCCCAAAGTTTGAACAATGCAAACCCGGCAGCAGATGTGGCTCCTACTAATTCTGAAGATGTTTTAGATAGATACAACGCAGGTGATCCTGCGATAACTACAGAGATGGCAAAGATAGCTTCTAAGAAGTTAGGCTTTTCTATCTTTGATTGAGGTAAATTAACATGGCAGTACAGACTAGTACATCTGGAAATCTCCAGAACATGTCTCGTATCATGCTTGCACAGGCACGATACACTGAGGAGCATAACGCTCCGATGGTTGGACTCATTGAGCAGTTCAATCTTGGTAAGGGTGAGTACAAATTAGAAATCCCTAAAGTTGCTCAGATGGATGCTGAAGACCTTGCTGAAGGTCAAGACATGATCGACAGTGAAGACATTGATGTCTCAACTGTTACAGCAACTACAGCGGAAGTTGGTCTTAAGGTAATTATTACCGATACTCTTCTTCGACAAAACAACGAAGATGTGTACAAGATCATTGGTCGCCAGATGGGTGACGCTATGGCTCGGAAGAAGGACAATGACATCATTGCCCTGTTCCCTTCCTTGAATGGCGGTACTATTCTTGGTAATGATGGGGCTAATCTTACTCTTGCTTTTGCATCTGCACTTATTGCAACTGCAAAATCAGATCAGTTTGGTAGCGACCTCTTTGTCGTTCACCACCCTAACGCTATCTGGAAGCTTGCAACTGACGTAGGTAACACTCTTGCTACCTACCCACTCCCTGATGCCTTCAACAAACCCGCAGTAAAAGATTACTGGTCGGGTATAAAGGTTGCAGGGGTTCCGTTCTTTGAAGACGGAAACATAGCAAAGATTGGTACCACGGATTCCGGTTACGGAGTAATTGCTGACAAAACTGCAATGGGTCACTTGTCCGCAAGTGGTCGTTCAGAAGAGCGTGAGCGAGATGCTTCGCTTCGTGCATACGAGGTTGTTGTTACTGAAGACTATGCAGTCTTTGAAGTTGATGACACCCGTGGTTCTTCAACTCGACAAGAAATTGGCAACCCGGCAACTGCTTAACAAATAATTCAAGGGGGGGTTTTGATAATGGTTTCTAGGCAAAGTAGAATTGAAATGTCCGTAGGTGGGGTAAAGAAAATCTCACTATGGAAGATGGCAATAATTGAAGGAGAGGAAGTTTGGGAAGAACATCCTAATCTTCCAAAAAGTTTTCTTCAAATCTATTTGAATAGAGGCTTTGTTGAAAGCCCCCCTAAGCCTGAACCAAAGGTAGAGGAAAAGATTGAAACCTTTTCTGAAGCGGTGGCATCAGGTAAGCTAGACACAGACACTTCTTCTTTAGATTTATCAAGAGTAAAGAAAAAGGCGGGGCAGTCTAAAAAGGTGTAAAGATAGACCGAGCCTTTAACATCGGACTATCGCAGGGCTTAGAACCTGCTCAAAAACTTAACCCAATGGAGGGTTATTAAAATGGCATTTCCACTCACCATACACTTAGGGTATGGACAGGAAAAAATCGAGACTTCTTCTCAGAAGCAGAAACTTGGTACAAGGGCGGTAACGCCTGATGGAAGAGTTTTCTATTATGCAGAAAACAGTGGCACAGCTATTACTACTTCTGGTCAGATAGTAGATGGCATCGCTGCTGTTGGAGCGCATGACATGGACTTGGCTGCTGCTGCTACATCAGCAAGCGCACTTTCGTTTACGTCTGGTACTTCTCTAACTGTGACTAAGAACCAGTACAAAGACGGCTACGTTTACTTTAACGATGGACCCGGACAGGGTGAGGTATACAGGGTTAAATCCAATACCGCAGTCTCCAGTGCAACTGGTTTGGAGATAACGGTAGACGAGCCTGATGGAATCAGAACTGCTCTAACTACATCTTCACTTTTCGGTTTGATGTACAACCCTTACAAGGATGTAAAGATCATTGACGGTGACGGTACTATGACTACCGGACCGCTAGGTGTAACTACTATCCCTGTAACCGCAGATTACTTCTGCTGGATACAAACCTCTGGTCCTGCTTCTGTACTATCTGGTGCAGTTGTTGGCATTGTTGGTGATGCTATTGGGGTAAGTCAGGCATCTGGTGAATCAGGGGCTTTTGACCTTTGGGACTCCTCTGCAAACGAGGACTCAAGACCTATTGGTCACGCTATGGGTATCCCGGCAGTCGATACAGACAACGCATGGGTCATGCTCGCAATTCGCGACTAATCATTAGGGGGCTAACTTGGCGAAGCAACAAATATGGCTACCTGTGTCCGCAGGTAGAAA